AGGCTCCGGCTTGATTGTGGTGTATGGTGTCGATAATTGTCGAAAACTGGATGCAGTGACCATTACCTGCTACGGCAGCACCGAGGTTTGGGACAGCAGAAAAGAGGCTGCCGACTTCTACCTTCGTGCCATTGCAGGGTCAGAGGGCAGCGAGTGTGAACGCTATACCAAGATTTACACTGAACTGCTTATGGGCAAGGAGGTCTGCACCGATGAATAAAATCAAGGAACAGATACTCGCCATCCGAGCAACCGGACGCACCAATATGTTTGATGTTCCGATGGTGCAGTACATTGCCAACGAGATGCATTTTTACGAATTGGTGGTGTACCTTGAGGAACACCGTAAGGAATACACCCACTTTATTCTGACAGGCGAAATGGAGGACTGACTATGTGGAAAGAAGGAACAATCGGCATCCCGCAGAAGGACGGCGGTTACAAGGCAGTCCACTACTGGATAAAGGTTTATGAGGAAGGCAGCCAGTTCGGTATCAACGGCGGAAAAATCAGCAAGCTGATGCTGAAACTGAATGGTGAGGTCATTGCCAACTATGACAGAGGTTGGGACATCGAGCCTGCAACCGAAGAAGCAAACCTTGCCCTTTGCATTTTGCTGAACGAACACAATTAAAAATCCTGTAAAGGCAGGACGGAGCCGAGAGGCTCTGTTCCTCGTATACGCAAAGTCGCACCGAATATGGTGGCGGCTATTTTTTATGCCATTTTTGAGGAGGTGACGGCATTTGAGAAAACTGAAAAACTATAAGCCAACCCGCTTTATGGCGGAGGGCAGTTATTACGATAAGGATGCCGCCGACCACGCAGTATGCTTTATCGAAAAATTCTGCTGTCACACCAAAGGTACATGGGATGGAAAGCCATTTGAACTGATTGACTGGCAGGAGCAGATTATTCGAGATATCTTCGGTGTCCTAAAACCAAACGGATACAGGCAGTTCAACACAGCCTATATCGAAATCCCAAAGAAACAAGGCAAATCGGAACTGGCGGCGGCAGTGGCGTTGTATCTTTTGTGTGCTGACTTTGAGCCGGGTGCAGAAGTGTACGGCTGTGCTGCGGATAAAGACCAGGCACGAATTGTATTTGATGTTGCTTTGGAAATGGTAAGGCGAAGTCCACTGCTTAAAAATAAGATGACCATCCAGGCAAGCCAGAAGACCATGACCTACAATCCGACAGGCAGTAAATACAAGGCTTTGTCGGCAGATGTGGCTAACAAGCATGGTTTTAATACCCACGGCGTTATTTTTGATGAGTTGCATACCCAGCCGAACCGAAAACTGTTTGATGTTATGACCAAGGGATCCGGTGATGCGAGAATGCAGCCACTTTATTTCCTGATCACAACGGCGGGAAACGATACGCAGTCTATCTGCTACGAAACCCACCAAAAAGCAAAGGACATCATTGAGGGGCGAAAAGTTGACCCTACCTTTTATCCCGTGATTTATGGTGCAGAGGACGATGATGACTGGACTGACCCGGAAGTTTGGAAGAAAGCAAATCCATCTCTTGGTGTAACGGTCGGAATCGATAAGGTGCAGCAAGCCTGTGAACAGGCAAAGCAAAATCCGGGTGATGAGAACGCCTTCCGTCAGTTAAGGCTGAATCAGTGGGTTAAGCAGGCTGTCCGTTGGATGCCGATGGCGGTGTGGGATGCCTGTGCATTCCCGACCGACAAATCCGAACTGGAAGGCCGTGTCTGCTACGGCGGCCTTGACCTTTCAAGCACTACGGATATCACGGCATTCGTGTTGGTGTTCCCACCGGAAGATGAGGATGATAAATATATCATTCTGCCGTATTTCTGGATACCGGAAGATAACATTGACCTGCGTGTTCGCCGTGACCATGTGCCGTATGACATTTGGGAACGACAGGATTTGCTTATGACCACCGAGGGCAATGTAGTCCATTACGGCTACATCGAGAAATTTATCGAGTCCCTGGGTGAGAAATACAACATCCGTGAAATTGCATATGACCGTTGGGGCGCTGTTCAAATGGTGCAGAACCTTGAGGGTATGGGATTTACGGTAGTTCCTTTTGGGCAGGGGTACAAAGATATGTCCCCGCCGACCAAAGAACTGATGAAACTTGCGATGGAGAAAAAACTGGCTCACGGTGGGCATCCGGTTCTTAGGTGGATGATGGATAACATCTACATCAAAACCGACCCTGCCGGAAACATCAAAGCAGATAAAGCCAAATCCACAGAAAAGATTGACGGTGCCGTTGCCACGATTATGGCACTCGACCGTGCAATCCGCTGTGGCAACACCAACAGTGCTTCGGTTTACGATGACCGTGGCATTTTGTTTATTTAGGAAGGAGCGTGATTTGATATGGGTATTTTTACGGGAATGTTTAAGTCGAGAGATAAGCCCGAAAACAGAACGGCGGGCAGTGCCTACACCTTTTATATGGGCGGCACAACTTCCGGCAAGGCAGTAACCGAGCGTTCTGCCATGCAGATGACGGCAGTGTATTCCTGTGTCCGTATCCTTGCAGAAGCAGTGGCAGGCTTGCCTTTGCATCTTTACAAATATAACGATGACGGCGGCAAGGAAAAAGCCATCGACCATCCGCTTTACCGACTGCTCCACGATGAGCCGAATCCGGAAATGAGTTCTTTCGTGTTCCGAGAGACACTCATGACCCATCTGCTTTTGTGGGGCAATGCCTACGCACAGATTATCCGTAACGGTAAAAACGAGGTGGTGGCACTTTACCCTCTGATGCCAAACAAGATGAGTGTGGACAGGGATGAAAACGGACATCTCTATTACACCTATTACCGTGGTCCCGATGAGGCTATTAAAAATATGGAATTTGCAGTAACCCTGCAGCCTTCCGATGTGCTTCATATTCCAGGTCTTGGGTTTGACGGTCTTGTCGGCTACAGTCCCATCGCTATGGCAAAGAACGCCATCGGCATGGCGATTGCCTGTGAGGAGTACGGTGCCAAGTTCTTCGCCAACGGTGCAACACCGGGCGGTGTACTGGAACATCCGGGCGCTATCAAAGACCCTCAGAGGGTCAGGGAGAGTTGGCAGGCTGCCTTTGGCGGCAGTTCCAATTCCAATAAGGTGGCTGTCCTCGAAGAAGGAATGAAGTACACACCGATTTCTATTTCACCGGAACAGGCACAGTTTTTGGAAACACGCAAATTCCAAATCAATGAAATTGCTCGAATTTTCAGAGTTCCTCCCCATATGGTGGGCGACCTTGAGAAGTCGAGCTTTTCTAATATAGAGCAGCAGTCCCTTGAATTTGTGAAATACACCTTGGACCCGTGGGTCATCCGTTGGGAGCAGTCCATTATGAGGGCGTTGCTTTCCAATACGGAAAAGAAGGATTATTTCGTGAAGTTCAATCTGGAAGGTCTGCTCCGTGGCGATTACCAAAGCCGTATGAACGGTTACGCCATCGGTCGCCAGAACGGTTGGATGTCTGCAAACGATATCCGTGAACTGGAAAACCTCGACCGTATTCCTGCGGAAGAAGGCGGCGACCTTTACCTTATCAACGGCAATATGCTCCCACTGAAAGATGCGGGTGCTTTTGCAAATACAACAGACAATGACGGAAAGGAGGAAAACCCCGATGAAGAAGTTCTGGAAGTGGAAGAACCAGGCACAGACGGAAACGATGCCGGAGGCGAGGACACTGTTTCTGAACGGAACAATCGCAGAAGAAAGCTGGTTTGATGATGATGTCACTCCACAGCTTTTCAAGGATGAACTGATGGCAGGCTCCGGCGATATTACCGTGTGGATTAACAGTCCCGGCGGCGACTGCGTGGCGGCTGCCCAGATCTACAATATGCTGATGGATTACAAGGGCAATGTCACGGTCAAGATTGACGGCATTGCAGCCTCCGCAGCATCCGTGATTGCAATGGCAGGCACCAAGGTGCTGATGTCCCCGGTATCCATGATGATGATTCACAATCCGATGACGGTTGCTTTCGGTGATTCTGCGGAAATGCAGAAAGCCATCGATATGCTCGCAAGCGTCAAGGATTCCATCATCAATGCCTATGAGATTAAGACAGGCTTGTCCCGTACAAAGCTGTCCCACCTCATGGATGCGGAAATATGGATGGACGCAAACAAGGCCGTGGAACTTGGCTTTGCTGATGAAATCATGCAAAGGACTGCCACGGACGAAGTGGATGTGCCACAGGTATCCATGCTTTATTCCAAAGCAAATGTGGTCAATTCACTGATGGATAAGGTTGCCGCCAAGTGTGCAATTAAATCCGAACCAACCCGAAAAACCAAAGCCGATGACCTTATGGATAGGCTAAATCTTATCAAAAATTGGAGGTAATTTATTATGACTATCAATGAACTGCGCGAAAAGCGTAACCAGGCTTGGGAGACTGCAAAGGCATTTGTGGAAACCAAGCGCGACAAGGACGGTCTGCTTTCCGATGAGGATGCAAAGACCTATGCACAGATGGAGAAGAAGGTTCAGGACTTCGGTGCTGAAATTGAGCGTATGGAGGCGATGGCAGCTATGGATGCACAGCTTTCCAAACCTACCTCTGCTCCCATCACTGAAAAGCCTATGAACGG